TTAGTCCAAATACTCATTTAGACACCTTCCATTCTGTCCACATAGGTAGACGCTCTGGGTCGGTATCGTTATACCAACGCTCTATGTTATTCTCGCAACTTTCGCAGAAAGTGTATTGAGTATCTGCTACCTCAGAGATAGCGGATTTATGAGGGGTGTGCTCTAGGCACTTGATTATTGTTAGTGTAGTCATTTTAGACCACCTTTCTTTAGAGGATTTCTTTACCTCTTGTTTTTCTTTATACTGTAAGTATAGCAGGGGGGTCTGACATTTTGAGGGGTATAAATGTCGCAAATCGGACATTGTGAGGTAGGTCACATATGAGGTAGGTCACATTTTTCAGGGGAATTATAACAATTAGGTAACAATCCTACTAGTATTGGTGTGTCGACTTGACAAGATCGGCACGTGCCAATGTCCGATTTATCCGATATGTCGTGTGGTCTAAATCACATCCGACACGCCGTGTTTGGACTTGACTTTTTGACATTTCTATGCTATACTTCTAGTATAAGAAAAATTGAATAGTAAGAAAAATCCTAGTGAGCCTCCCAATAAGAGCAAATAACCTAGGTCAAGGAAAAGATAACACAAGGTTATCGAATAAACGAAAGGTGTTCATCAAATGAATACACTAAATACAATATCAGTAGTAGCCGAGCCTACTCACCCTATGTCTAGTAGCAATACTAAGAATAACAATATCTTTCGCCTATCAAATGGCAATTACATTAGCCGTATGGCATATGTCTATATGGTAGCAAGTGAGAACCTTATCTCACACAAATACCTATCCCCTAACGAGAGCAAATGGGTATTTGCTAACAAGGTAGGTAAGTAAATGAATCCTTTTACATATATGATTGATTGGCTTGATGAGAATGCTGATGTAGGTGCGCCAATAGGTGCATTCATCGGTGTAGCAATAGCAATAGGGCTATGCTTTATATTCGGGGGTAACTAAATGAAAGTAACACTAACAAGCACATCAGGTGCTACTAAACAAATGAATTTCGATACTAAGGAACATATCCTAGAGTTCATCGAACTATACAAGGCTACACTACACCAAGGTCAATCGGTGTGTATAGATGCTCCTATAGTAGGCATCCATAGTGGGTGGCTAAGAGGTAGCGCACCCAAGGTATAGGGTGTAGGGTTTGCAAGATCAATGGTGTGTCTGCAATGGGCACACTATTTTTTTGTGTATTTATTTTCTATTGTATGTATCATACATCTAGACAAAATATTCAGATTTTATGCTATTTGGGTTTTACAAAATTTTTCAGAATTGCTGTATAATGGACGGTATGGGAATATTAGACAATCTAGAAAACGCCTGGGATGAAGACTTCCTTTTTGAGTCAAAGCCAATAGTAGATAAAGACGCTATGGGCAGAGAGAAGTTTTGGGAAGACTTAGGCAGACCAGATTTTGAAAATCTTGGCATTTACTCAGTTGAAGGTTTGGCATTACAATCAGAAGAACCAAACCTGGCTGTAAAAATTTTTTCAGAAACTTGTTGCTCTGGCTGTACTTGTGGCAAATAAGGTTTGTCAAACTTCGACGGTATATAAATTTTCAGATTTTACTTAAAGACATCTTTAACTTCAAGATCATCATAGATCAAACCCATCATATACTGCAATGCTGGATATTGCGAATCAATATTTTTTGTAATATCTTCTTGGCTCATTTTAGATTGCGCCATTAAGTTTCTATTGTAAGTATTTACTGTTTCAATCATTGTTTCAATTACTTCGTTTCTTGTCATGCCCATTCCTTTTCTTGGTTGTAGGTTACAGAATACTCCCCTGTAAATATCTCTGCGTAAGATATGATATCTCTATTATACCTTATAAGGGTTTCTATGCCAACTTTGTCGGATACATACTTCATACCCTGGGTTAGTGGCTCAAACTTCATCTCCTGGCCTTGTAGGGCGTTATTAAGGGTATCTATGTATCTTTGCTTACCATAACGTTTAGATGTAAATGATTGATCTACATAATCAAACCTTGCTTGTGCATCATTCTTTTTTGCAATGTCCGAATTGTCTATTATATAACGAACTGCATCATGATCCATCCGTTTAGACCAGTTTCGCATGTTATCGCTGTATTTCTCCATGTTCTTGAGAGTTGAGTCAGCGAAAGCCATGCGTATAAGGTCTTGTTCGGAAAGGTCAGCCTCTATTGCGAAACTTATCAAAAAGGCGGTTGCGTAAGGAAACTTGTCGCTATATGTCGTCACGCCAAAGTGAACATTTGGATTAAACGACTCGACTGACATACCGTCTTCTAAAAGTCGCATATGATTTCCGAGAGATACAAACTCTTGTCGATTCATGTCACAGTCGACGAATAAACATTTCTCTGGATCTATGTTGTCGGCGAGACATAAAATATTTTTGTCGTATGACCCTACTATTTTCGAACCGTTAAAACGTTCTAGTAATTTTGCGGACATAAAACCATCCATGTCAGGAGATATAATTAAATTCTTAGAATACTCCAATGTGTTAAGTATACTAGTTTTCATTTTAGATAAACGTCCCTTATAATAATGTTATGACTGTGCAAGACTGGGCTTCCTTAATCGTAGCGATACTTACAATTGTATCATCAATCGCCTTTGCAATCAAGTGGATGGTAAAACATTATCTCAGCGAACTTAAGCCGAATTCTGGATCATCGATGAAGGACCAAATTTCAAGATTAGAAAGTGCTCTTGACGAACAGAGAATTGATTCTATAAAATCTAGAGATCGCCAAGAAAAGAAACTTGATGAAATGTATCAAATTTTAATTGACCATATTGCAAAAGTTAATAAACGGTAATTTGCTATATACTATATATAAAGATAGTTTTTAAAACTATAAAGATAGTTCTTATTTCTTATATCTTTTAAGTATACACTATCAAACCTATGGCTAAAATAGACTTATGGTAACAATTTGGACATTGTCTATTATAACAATTGTATAACAATTATAAAACCTTTACTTTACAGTTCATTTTGTCTATTATGGTATAATTTTATTACTGGCTAATGCCTTGGTTTGTCCTATACCCACCAATCAAGGTATTAGTCTTTTTTATGGTATAATCACATTATGACTATGCATGGACCAGAGGTTTTTGGAGCAGATCCCGCCAGAATTAAATGGCAAATTGTTAGAGGAGATACCTCTCCGCTTCGTGTTGAATTTTTACAAGATGACGAAGTTACATATTTTGATACTTCCGATTGGACCTATGAGGCTACTTCTTATGATCCTCAGTCTGATGCTCTTGATTCCCTGGAAGTTACGGCAGGAAATGGATATGTAGACATTTTGGCTCCAGCATCTATTACTGAATTATGGGGTACTGGTTATAAATCAGTTGTAACAGAATTAACTTTTGATCTTCAAGTAACTATTGACGGAGAAACAATTTGGACACCTCTGATTGGAACTATCTCTGTACTTGGAGATATTACAGGTAGCCTATAATGTCAGTTGTAAAAGTTACAACCCCTAGACCTGAGTTACCAGCGATAATTAAAATTAAAGATAAAACATTTAAAGTAAATAAATAGTCATGAGATAATATCTTTATGACTGCTTCTAAATCTATGGATTTTCCAGGTGCAAAAAAATCTTCTTATGCTGCACAAGTTGAACAAACACAAGCATCTCCTTATCAAGAAAACACACTATCATTTCTTCCAGTTCCTGGACCTCAAGGTCCTCAAGGACCAGCAGGTAGAGATGGTCGAGATGGAGAAAAAGGAGAACAAGGTTTCACGGGAAACATTGGACCAAAAGGTGAAAAGGGGCCAAAAGGGGCAGATGGACTTAGCAGTCTATCCTCTTCAGGTCAACAAGCAGGGTGGGCTTCTTATACTAACAAAATTGAAAAACCAATAAAACTTGGAATTTCAGAAGGAGATGATGGATGGGTAACAGTATTCTTAAATTCTGAAGGACTTTCAAATGAAAAATATATTCCAAAAGGTTGTACATCTTTGTGGAATGATCACTCTAGATCTTTTAATTTTAAAGGGCTAAAAGAAGGCTCTCAAGTTTTTATAACCTACAGTTTTGAACTAACAACTCATAGCAGCAATACAGAGGTATGGGTTAGAACTTATTCTGCTAATAGCCAGTTAGATATTGCTCAATTTATTGGTTCCCTCAAATATCAGCACACATATCCAATTACTGTAACTCAGCATGTATTTATTGAAAATCAAAAAATCTGGGGTAATGGGGCAATCCCTCAAATACGTACAGATTATGATGCATCAGTAATTATCAAATCTATATACGTCAGCGTGGTATAATAAAACCATGGCATTTCCAGCGACCTATGACTTTAACTACTATAAGGGTGATACTTTTGAGTTTCGTATCTACCCAAAAAAGAACGATGGAACCGTTTTTAATCTTTCAGCATATCAGATTGCATCAAATAATACTACAGAAATAGACGATGTTACTGATACGGTTGCACCATATGACAGTGCAAGGTTTACAATTGCAAATATTAGAGGATCTGCTGGAGTTAAAGTTAATTGCTTTGCAAGAATATCAGATGATAATACTTTTGTTCAATGTGCAATTAGACCAACAGATTCAACAACACTTATTGCTGGAACAGAATATGTATACGATGTAGAAGTTACTAAGCCAGCAGGATCTGCAGGAACTGGACAATATTCACTTGTTCACACATTACTTACAGGTAAAATAACAATAACTGATCAAGTTACTGGAGCATAAATTGGCAGACATATTGTTATCAAACGATGATCTTACAGTTTTTGGCGGTCCAGAAACAGTAAACCTTGATTTGGATTTTGGACCACAGGGTGATCGTGGAAGCATTATTGTAGGATCGAATGGAAACCCACAAGATGCAAGTGTTCATGCTGAAATATTAAATATTCCAGAAGGAATTCAAGCATTAGATATTGCAATTGATTACAGCCCGTCTTCTTCAACATATAAAACAGTATTTCAAAGAATTGCAGGACCAACTGGAACACAATGGACTCCATTACTTAGCCTAAAAACAAACTTTTATTCAGAAGTAAAAGGACCACTAACACCAGTAAGTGGGAAAATAACAATTCCACCAATTAATGTTACAGATATATATGATATAGGAGAAGGAACTGTAAGTTCTTCTAGGTTTAATATTCAGTATTCAATATCATCATCATCAGCGTCTGGTCCTTTAGCAACAAACCTTATAATTAAAGAATTAATCACTACGCAAGGCTTTTTAGCCTTACCACTTGAAATACAAGGAGTAGAATTCTTGAACGGTAACTGGGCAGAAATGTCTGGTGAGAAGATGGTTCATCTTTTTATTACGGTGGTATAATGAAACAGGGTGATCTATAATGGCAGCAGAAAACATTGATAATACCGTTAATGGTACTGGTCTTTTCCCTGCAAAAGTTCCTGGTCTTGCAGATGCAGCAGATATTCAAGCAGCCCTTAGACTTTATCACTATGGCTCTTATACGTATGATGGCTCCAATACAAATACCGCAAACCTTGTAACTCCTTCAATAGCAAAACACCTTCAAAACCTTGTTAATGCAGATACTGCTGCTACAGCAGCACTTGCTGCTCACGAAGCAGATACAACAAATATTCACGGAATAGTAAACACAGCAAACCTTGCAACACAAACATATGTAAATACAGCAATTTCATCAGCAGTAGGCGGTGTTACAGGAGAATATTCAAATCTTGCTGGAAATGCTATTGATTGGAATTCTGTTGACGAAAGATTTGATGTTGAGCCAAGACTTGCAAATGCTGGAACAGTTATAACAAAAACAGAAAGTTTTATTTTATCTGCAAGTGATGTTGGCAAAACTGCTATTTTATATTCTTCTAATCCAATAACTGTAACTCTTCCAGCAAACTCTTCAGTAGAAATTCCAGTAGGATATTCTATTGACATAATCCAAACAGGAACGGGATCAGTAACAGTATCTGAAGGCAGTGGTATTGTAGCAATTAATAGCAAGTCTAATATAAAATCTTTAGACGGACAATATTCAAAAGGAACTTTGGTTAAGATAGACACCAATACATGGTTTTTTTTTGGAAACTTATTTAACTCAGTAGTTCCAACTCCAGTTACACCAACTCCAGTTACACCAACACCAGTAGCGCCTACCCCTGTAGCACCTACTCCAGTTGCTCCAACACCAGTTGCTCCAACACCAGTTGCTCCAACACCAGTAGCACCTACTCCAGTTGCTCCAACTCCAGTTGCTCCAACACCTGTAGCGCCTACTCCAGTTGCTCCTCAACTTGCAACTCCATCACTTTCTGTAACTAGTTCTGGATACAATCAATATCCAAACACAGTTTATGCAAATATTGGTGTAGGAAATTATGACTATCTAAATACCTATACAACATCTTCTGCAGGATGGACTCAAAATCAAGAATATCCTGAAGAATGGTATATTCAAAACATATCACCAAACTCATCTCAGACAGTTTACATAACAGCATCTAGGGCTGGATATACAAGCGCAACTGGATCACTAACATTTACATCGCACTACGTATCACCTACTCCTACTCCTGTAGCACCTACTCCTACTGCAACATGTCCATTCCCTGGAATGACTGGAAGTTACGACTCACCATGTGGCAACACTTGTTGTGATAGTGATGGAAGACCTTGGGTAGCACCAACTCCAGTTGCACCTACTCCTGTAGCACAGACTACAACATACTATTTGGCACAAGCAACAATTGATTTCCAGGATGATACTTGTGTATCTGCCCCTGCATATGTTTCTTCAACCACAACAACTCCACCAACTGTAGGATCAATATTTTCTATAAGTTCTGGATCAAGAACAGCGACTAGCGGATACTATAGTACAGTCTCATCAGCAGATGCAGTTGCACAACTTCTTGCAGGAACTACACGATGTCAGTCTACCCCAACACCTGTTGCCCCTACACCTGTAGCACCTACACCAGTAGCAACAGGTTACTATGCTTATGGATGCTGTAATGGAGATCCTTTGGTTGTAGAGGGACCTAATAATGCAACTGCCAGAGCAGATTATCATTCTGAAGGAGGATGTACTGCTTCAGGAGTTTCATCAACTTATGCTGCTGCTCTTACTGGAGCACAAGCAGCATGTGGCACAACACCAACCCCTGTAGCACCAACACCAACTTCTACTTACCCAACTTTGCTTTCTGGACTGCGCTATTGTGCAAGCGGTGACGTTCCGAACCCAGCAAGCCCATGTACTCAAACAAAAGTAAATAATGGCGATTGTGTAGATGGAGGAGCATCAGGAGGACTATGTCCTACTGCTCCAGCACCAGCATCGCTACCTTCTTGTTCATCACCAAACACAATTACAAATGCAAACTCATATACATGTGCAGAGTTGGGATTAACTAGCCTAGGTGGATCTTCAGTTTATAACATAGCATCTAATCAACAATGTTGTGCCCCTGCAACACCAACACCTGCAGCACCTACCCCAGTAGCACCAACACCTACTGCATGGGCAACACCATTAAGTGGATGGCATCAGTGTACTTCAGCAGATGCTCCAAACCCAAATATGCCTTCTTGTAATGGAGGAAATATTGGAACTTGTGTAAACAATAGTGCAACAGGTGCTTCTTGCACAGACCCAAGCACACCTACACCTGTAGCGCCTACCCCAGTTGCCTATGATTGTTCAGGAAATACTTGTTTGTCTGGTTCTGGAGCCGCTTGTGGAACATATGGAAATGGAACTTATTGTATAACTCCTGGAACATGTCAAAATGTTTGTAATGGAGATCATGCACCAGTACCCGCACCAGTCGCACCAACTCCTGTAGCACCAGATTGTTCAGGCAACACTTGTGATCCAGCCCTTTCTGGAGCCCCTTGCGGAACATATGGAAATGGAACTTTATGTTGGACACCAAGTGGATGTCCAAATAAGTGTATTGGAGATGCTCCACCAGCCCCTAGCCCTGTAGCAGTACCTACACCTACAGCACCTACACCTACAACACCAGCACCAGCAGGATGTACCTACAACGGTCAGATAACATATCAACAATGTGGCTGGAACACTTGTGTATATGACAATTGCGGTAATTTCCTAGGGTATACATCAACATGATATACTTAATAGATAGGAGATAAAATGACAATAAATAAAACTTTGTATTTTTTACATATACCAAAAACTGCTGGAATGACTTCAGGTATTGCTCTTGGTCAATTCCTAGTTGCCAACAACCTACCTAAATATCCCCCATCTGCTCCTCCACATGGAGATGTGTCTTCTGAGTATGCATTTATTCAAGGGCATTTAGGAAGATATCCAATTTCAAAAATTGAAAACTTATCAGTTGCCACTCTTGTAAGAGATCCTTTAGATCGTGCTATTAGTAATTTTTTATACATTTATAATAGAGTATTGTCTAACAGAGAAGAATATTTAAATTTAAAAACATTGGAGGCAGGTTTAAAGTATTATTTATTTGATGACCCTAATTATTTTTCTCATAGGAATATACAGTCAAAATTTATATGTTCTGAGCCAGAAGAAAACATTTTTAAAGATCTCCCAATTGATGAGCAGTTAGACTATGAAAATAGATCAAAACAATGGAATTTAAAAGATATTGAAATAACACCAGAACTAGTTACGTCATATGTTGATCAATTTGAGATAGTTAACACAACCACAAATGTCCTAGGTTTTATAGATCGTCTAGTTGATTGGTTTAACACTAATTATCCAGACTTAGAAACAAAAAAAATAACCACGGAAATATCAAATATAAACAATTCTTCTATTTCATTTGCAAACAAAACTTACACAACAGAAAGTATTAAAACATCTTTGTCAGATGAAGAAATAGCAAAATTCTTAGATTTAAATAGTATTGATTTTGAACTTTACGAGTATGTATATAATCTAGAAAGGCAGCAGTATGTCTGATAAAAAAGAAAGTCCTATAGAAAGATATAAAAAAATGCTTGGAGAGACAAGACCTTGGGATCTTGTAAATCCTAACACTGAGTGGGCTGATGAAGAAAAAGCAAAAGAAAGATATAGTATTTGTCAGTCTTGTCCAGAACTTATAAAACTAACCACTCAATGCAAAAAATGTGGATGTTTTATGAAAGTAAAAACAAAACTAGAACTAGCAACTTGTCCTTTAGAAAAATGGTAAAATGATAAAAGAAGAAATAGCACCAGGATTAATGGTTTATAGTAATGTAATTCCTAATAGCGAAACCCTGTGTGAAGACATTGAAGAAGGCCTTCTCTCTGCAAATCTTTCGTGGGTTCCAGCAGAAGTAAAAGATAATGATAAGCCTGGTGTAAATACAAACTCAAGAGATACAAGTACTTTTGGAGTTCCATATCTTGGAACAATTTCTAACGACTTTACAAATTTTCAATCTTCTTTTAACTCAACATTAAATAACCTGTTTTTTGAAAATTTTGATGCAGTTGAGAGAGATTATAAAAATCATTTTGGAGCAGCAGCACCATGGCATGATTCTTATGCAGTATTAAAATATGGAGTTGGTCAAAAATTTACAAATCATATTGATGATCATCAAGACTATCATAGAAGAATTTCTACAACTTATTATATAAATGATAACTATTTGGGTGGAGAAATTGTATTCCCTAGGTTTGATGTTACGTTTAAACCAAAAGCAAATCAGATGATAGTATTTCCATCAACATATGTTTATAATCATTCGGTATTGCCAGTTATTGAAGGCGAAAGATATGCAGTAGTCTCTTGGATGAGATAATGAAAAACGCAATAGTTTATTCTATTAATTCAGTTGAAGAAAAGTTTGAAGATTCTTCTAGGTTTAGACAGTTGATCTATTCAGTGTCGAGACTTAGAAGGTTTAACAAAAGTATAGATGTTTATGCATACGTTTCAGATAAAGATTTTTTTTCCAGCACAAAAAAATATAAGAATTTAAATATTATTTTTAAATATTTTGAAATACCTAGTTACGAGATACCAAACATTGATTATGATAACTCAAAAAATGCAGAAAGACTTTGGCATAGATGGACAAATACATTTGAAACTTTAAAAATTCTAGGCTATGACAATGTTCTTTATATTGATACTGATACTGTTTTTTATAATGACCCAGAGATATTATTTTCTATATATGGAAATACAGAATCAATATATACGAGAGAAGACAACTGCTATGAGATTATGAAAAATCTTGGGGTTGATAACAATGGGCTTAATGCTGGGCAGGTACTGTTTAGTAAAAATCTAATACAAACAGAAAAAGAGATGTTTGTTTTTATGAAAGAATACATAAACATTAAACTGCTAGATGCAAAAAATCGGGTATCCCAAGAACTGTATAACCAAACCCTATGGGTCATTGACCAATATGCACTATATGAATATTATAAAAGCATAGGAATTCAAATTAAAATTTATGATAAAAAACATGTTATGCTACACCTAGAGCCTTGGATAAATCCAACATCTGAATTAGTTTTACATCATTATTTAAATAGCAACTATAATGTTGCAGTTCCAGCAGAATTTAAAGATGATGAAATACTGGAAAGGTTTTTATAAAATGAAAGAATTTAAAGATTTTTTGCCAATCGAAACAGCAAACAGATATTACAAGTTTGGATTGGATGTTGTGTCTGGCAGGTCTGGACTAAACTCTGTATGGACAAACCAGGCCTGGGACAAGGGCATAGTAGAGGACAGTTCTGTGGTTGTATGCATCAGGCTTCCAGACGAGTTTTTGCCAGAGTTGCAGTCAATCCTTGAAGATAAATTAATATTTGATAAAAATAGAGATATGCCATTAGCCATTTCAAGATCTGCCATGGTCTATGTTTGGTCAAGAGACTCTTATATTCCAGTTCATTCAGATGGTATTTATAGCAGAGCCGTTACTGTGTATTTAAATGAAGGATGGGAGTACAACGATGGTGGAATGTTTAACTGGTTCGACCCAGCATCTGAGGAATGGAAAAACATAGAGCCAAGATTTAATAGGGCGGTAGTTAATGATTCTGGGTACCTACATGGAATAACACCTGTAAAGTCATCTAATAACAGAATAACCTTACAGGTGTTTCTCAGTCCAATTACTTAGGAAATTTATTCATCCACATTCTAGTCTTAGGCGTAATGCCTTTCCAAGAAGACCAATCTTCTCCCCCATTTGTCATATAGAATACAATTTCTGCATTCTTGACGGGATTGAATAGTTCAGCGTTAGAGTCAAGATCAAACTTAGTTCTACGATCAGGACCAAGTGTATCAATCATATTAATTTGGAACATACCATAAGACGAGTCTCCAGTCTTGTGATTGCCATTAAAGGCCAATGGTCGTCCATTAGATTCTTTCTTTGCTACTGCCCAAGCGACGATAAGGTCCTTACCTTTAAAGCCAACAAGTGAAAGCAGTTGTTTTAGTTCTATGTCTGTTAGAGAAGTCTTATTTTCAAAACTCTCCAACATTTTTGCTTTAGAAACCAAAAAAACCTCTTTCGAGGCGGTTTCCGATGTCTGAGCCTGTTCCAGGCTAAGATTGTTTTTAGTATCAAGATCTGAAGAAGCACTAGCGTTAGAAGTAACCGCTATTAGTGCTACGATACTGAGTGTGCTAATGATCTCTTTGTTTCTTTCGATAAATTTAATCATAGTTTCCTCCTTAGAAAACAATAACACCTTGGTAGGTGTTACTAC